ACGAAGATCCGAAGTTGCCAGCGAAAGAAGTTGAATCGTTGGAGCGAAGGATCGACTACTTGCGGGCACAAGCGTGACCGTTGCAGGAGGGGCCTGCTCATAACAGGCCCCTCCTGCCCAATACTTAGAGAGGAGGCGCAGTGCTCGAGCTCAAGACCAAGAAGGAGCTAGCGTCGTACGCCTACACACTGGGCACCAGCCTACAGCTGGTCCGCCACAGCAGCACAACGTATGTCCCCGCTGACTACGAGACGCTGGACACCACACTGGTGCCGGCTCCTGAGCGCACAGTCTGGTTGCCGTATCCACGGCACGAGCTCAAGCTGCGGGCAGCCTCACAGTTTGGTGCGCTGTTCGGATCAGACTCCGAGCTCGCATCGTTCGAGTTCATGGTCGCGCAGTCAGCGCAGCAAGTGGACCACGCTGTGTCATCGCTGCTCATCAAGACAACCGAAGGGTTGCGTGAGCTAGATGAAGAGGGCCAGCTGCTCGTACCGAGTGGTGACTTCCGGCCCAACTTCCTGACACCGATGCTCAACACCGAGCAGACGGACAAGGACAAGGTGTTCGCCGTGATCTCCGGGTGGCTCAATTCCGATGAGGAAGCAGAGTCCCTCCTTCGTCACCTTGCGACCAGCTTGTCACCTGGATGGTCCGCGGTGAAGTACATCATGCTGTTAGGCGATGGCCGCAACGGCAAGAGTGTCATGTTGAAGATGCTACACCGGCTGTTCGGACGAGAGAATGTCTCAACTGTTACACGCCAAGCGATCAGTGAACAGTCAGCAGTTGTGACTGAGCTCAACGGCAAGCTGCTCAACATCGTGTACGACGGCAGAGCTGAGTACCTCAAGGACTCTGGCTCGGAGAAGTCATTGGTTGCAGGTGAACCGATTCCAATTCGGAAGCTGTATGAATCAACTGCGACCATTGTGCAGACGAATGCACTGTTCCTTGAGGGCCTGAATAGGGAGCCGAAGACGCACGACAAATCCTCTGCATTGCAGAAAAGGATTGTGCGCTTTCAGTTCCCGAATGTGTATGCGTTGGACCACCGCTTTGAGAAAGCCATGTTGAGCGAGGAGATGCTAGGTGCTTTCCTCGCCCTGCTCATTGACAGGTACGTCACTGAAGATGAGGTGGCTGAGAAGCTGGCGCCGACGACGAAGGCGATCGAGCTCCAGCTGGAGCAGATGTTTGCCAACAGCTCGGGCCTGCAGTTCCTGAAGTACATGGAGGAGACGGACGCAATGGGAGCGGTCAGCTTGCTGGGCGCACCCATCGGAGAGCTCGTCCAGAAGTTCCAGTCCTGGCGGTTGAAGGAGAACGACCTCGGTTCGTGGGCAGAGCCCGACGTGGTCGCCATGTTCCAGCCGCTACTCAACACAGAGCGCAAGTCGCTGCGCGTCGGAGGTGAACCCCGCAAAGTGCGGGTGGTCACGTCGTTCAAGACGGAAGCGCAAGCGTTCCTCGATTCCCTGAAGGGAGAAGATGAGGATGCAACACTCCTCGACGCCTTGGTGGCAGACGGAGAACTATCGCTTGACTGAGCCGCTGCCATTCGGCGAGCAAGATGCAGGACCGAAGGGCGTTGCACTCGTGCGCGCCTGGCCTGACGGCCGGACAGACAAGGGCTGGGGTGGTGACGACTTCATGTCGTACTACCTGAAGGACAGCTTCAACTCACGCCGTGTGCTGTACGGGTACGAGCGTGACAAGTGGGCGTTCGCCATTGTGATGCGTTCACTGCGTCTGGTGTGCCTGGACATCGACGGCAAGAACGGCGGGTATGAAAGCGCCAAGGCACTGATGCTGCCACCCACGCTGGCCGAGACCAGCAAGAGTGGCGACGGATACCACCTGTTCTTCGACGTTGTCGATGAGAAGTGGGACGACGAGCTGGGGTTCGCCTCGCTCGGTGACCGGATCGGCATCGAGACGGGCGTGGACTTCCGTGGCACGGGCTGTGTCTACCACCACAAGCAGCAGCTGTGGAATGCCAGGCCGATCGCTCCGCTGCCTCAGCACCTGTACGAGCGACTGACGCACAAGCAGCAGAAGATCGCTGCGACCCATGCCAGGATCACTTCGGTCCTGGAATCAAACGATGACCTGGAGGTCATGATGATGCACGACGAAATCCTGGGCCGGCTCGAGAAGCCGATCCCGGCAGGCAAGAGGAACAACACGTTGTTCGCCATCGGGTCAGAGATGAAGACAGCTGGCGTCCCGGACTGGGAGTCCAAGCTGTTCAACCGCGCGATGGACATCGGGCTGGACAGCGACGAGATCGACAAGCTGACCGCGAACATCAACAAGTACGCGACGGTGTGACGTGCAGTGCTCAGGCGTCGCAGCAAGCGGCAAGCAGTGCCGATGCACCAAACCGAGTGGCATCGGATTCAACCAGCCGAAGTACAAGACGAACACCCCGTGGTTCTGTTTCCGCCACCGGGATCAGGAAGCGAGTGCAAGGAAGGTTCCAGCATGAGCGATCTCGAAGCAGTTGTTGCACGCGGTATCTCCATGTCCAACGTCGAGCTCGAGCCACGTGAGCGTCAAGCTCTGGCTCGTACGATGGCGGCCGAGCTCCGAGCGAATGCGGACGTTGTTCGCATGGAGATGGAGATGGTGGTTTGGGGCATGGTCAAGTGAGGTGGAAGCTCTGGACGAAGAGATGCAAGGGCGTGGTGGACGAAGGTGTCCGCAACTGCCGCTGCGTCTTCGACGTCGGCCACATCGGTAACTGCCTGTGCAAGCATCAGTGGAAGTACGGGCCGTGAAGGTGACAGCCGCCACCCCATGCACGACTCATGCCGTGTATGAGGGGCAGCTGTGTCCGTGTGTGTCAGCGCCGGAAGACGCCGACGAGCACAACGACAGCGATGATCACGAGTAGGACCGTCTGAATCGTTTGCTGTTCCATGCCTCGAGTGTACCCAAGAAGAGAGTTGCCGAAACTATCCCGATAGCGGGAGGGTTTCGGCACTCTCTTTTTTCATGTAAACTTTTGCGCATGGCTATTGATGAGGAAGCATCGCTGCTCACAGAGCTGGAGCGCGAGCTTCAGAAGAAGTTCGATAAGGACTCGAAAGCGAATAAGGTGCCGAGCACAGCTCGAGCACCTGAAGGCTCGGCACGCCACTCCCAGTTAGTTCTGCCGGATAGTGAGAGAGCGAAGATGCCGTTCACCAAGGACAAATACCTGGTGAAAGAGAACCCGCATCTTGTGCAGTGGGAGCGTGAGACGCGCAAGTTCCTCCGCAACCTCTCGCCACGGCACGGCCACCGTGTCAGCGCAGCCATGATCTACGAGTGGGCCACCGGGATCAACGTCGCCGACTTGTACAACGGAGGTGGCTCAGCTGGACCTGACCTGCGGAAGATCACGCAGTGCCTGAAGTTCTACTTCGGGAAGCCGTACATGACGTACATCATGGGGCGCAAGGTGCCGAACGCTTTCCGGGTGAAGCCCGGCTACTACATCAAGCGGCACCGCCCGATGACACTCACGCTGTACTACGAGTACAGCTCAGGCACGCTGAACCCATGACCCATCACCCGATCCGGGTGCTCGAGGATGGCACGCGGGTCTACGCCAACTACCACCGCTACAAGCCGAAGACTGCCGGCGAGCGGATCAACCGTGTCAACAAGCCGGACGACCCGAGAGCTGTGCGCTTCCACGCCAAGTGGTTCCTGCCGTTGGACGTGCTCGACGACGAGGCGCGCGTGATGCCTGTCACACGACCGTGGACGCGCAAGCCTAGATCCTGATCGGCCCTTGCTGCTCAAGGATCTCGGCGTCGGAGACTGGAGCTCCCTCCAGCCGATCGAAGACCTGACTGATAGACTCGATGTCCTTGCCCATGATGGCCTGCAACAGCAGCGTCGCAGCTGTGTGGTCGAGAACGTCCTTCGATTCCTTCCACACCATCTGCACTGTGCCGTACCTCTGGTGCCACAGCCACTGGATGCGAGTGTCCAAGCTGGTCCGGTGCGAATCCGGTACCTGCTTGCGGTACTTGCGAACTAGCACCAGATCCCCTGACATGCGCCCTCACCCCACAATGCTTGCGAAAGGATGACGATCAACCAGATGAAGATGAACGCTATCGGGATGGTCTCGACGTACACGATCAGCCCGTCGCCGTGCTCGGCGAGAACAGTTCCTAGCTCGAGTACTTCGTCGAAGCTAGCGTCGGCCGGGCCTTCGTCCTTCGGCTCGTCCATGAAGTCACTGAACGTCTTCAGCTGAGGCACTGAGCTCACCACCTGTCAGATCGCGGAACTCGAGGCTCGAGTTCTTCGGGACAGGGGGCTTGGTGCCTGAGCGGCGCCGGCCGGCCATCCTGTCCAGAATCATCTTACGTGCCCGGTTGGCCTTGGTCATCGAACCTCGGACAGCTTGATCAGGGCGGTTGGCGATGTCGAACAGCGTGCGCGCCACCAGCTCGTGGACCGGAGTGTTGACGACCTCGTCCGTCACCGGGACGGGGAAGTCTGCCACCTGCTGCAGCGCCTGCCGGATCGTGACCTGCTTCATCGCTTCATCCCCACGACAGCGGCCAGCTTGTCAGCGATGCTCTTGGGCTTGTCCTTCAGCTCCTGCCAGGGGTACTTGCACTTCTTGCAGGCGTACAGGGTGCCGTCGCTGTACTCCTTGGAGTGGAGCGCAGCTGAGCGGCACATCGGGCAGCGCCGCGTCTTCTTGTTGACCTTCAGCTTCCGTGTGTTGCTCATCGCCAGACCCCTGTCCAGTCTTCCTCGTAGCTAGTCCCGGTCTTGTTGGTGCCGGGCTGGTCGTAGAACTCGCCGCCGAAGAACTCCAGCTCCTTCGTCGCCTGCACAGCGTAGCGATAGGCGTCCATCATGTGGCTGTACTTGTCGTGCAGAGGCTTCGCCGTCCACTCCTGCAGCTTGTTGTTGAACTCGTACTTGTAGTTCTCGAGACACTCGAGGAACCAGTCGCAGTTGGTCTGGTGGACCTGCGTTTGGTACAGGTTCATGCGTGCCTGCTGGATGTCAGTGATGATGTCGAAGTCACCCTGGCGTGAGCCGGGAATCTTGTACACCTTGTTGCTCTTGGCCAGCACGCTGACGTTGGCGAACTTGGTGCGCATCATGTCGGCCGGCGTGGTGTTCACCGCCTTCTCGTGGTGGTCGCCGTCCCACGGCAGGATGATCTGAGCGATCTGTGGGAACCACGGCTTCATGCGCAGCTCGTCGACGTACTCCGGCAGCGCCTTGCCGTGGCCCTCGCCACAGTCGTAGATGAACATGCGACCCGAGTACCACTGGAACGCGATCCAGCTGGTGGCGTCGGAGTGCATGCCCGACGCGCCGATGTCGAACACCACGTACACGGGGTGGCCGACATGGAGGTTGAAGTCATAGACCCGCTGGTCCGCAACCAGCTTCATGTACGCCTCGCCGTAGACGGCAGCTGCGTCCATCTCCTCGAAGCTGACGTGGTACTCCTGCTCGAACATGCGGTCGTTGCCGAAGCGTTTCTGGTACGTGTCACGGATGCGCTCGAGCTCGGGCTTCGTCAGCACCGGCGGCAGGTCCGCCTTCTTCATGATGGCGTTCAGATCGTCGATCGTGTAGACGATGAGCTTCGCCTCGGGGTTGCCCTCCATCGAGCTAATCAATTGCCACAATGGATTCTTGCGGCGGCCACGTGGTGTGCTCACCACCATGAGGCGCTTGTTCTCAGCTCGGTTCTCGAGGATCGGGGTGAGACGGGGCACCGGGTCCTCACGGTAGAACAGCGCGAGCTCGGTGATCGTGTAGTCCTGGAAGCTGGTGCCCACACCTGACTTGTCCTGCCCCGACTGGAAGTAGCCCTGCAGCTTGAGTCGGCTGTGGTTGGTGAAGCGGCCCTCCATGACGGTGGCCTTCCACTCAACCTCCTCGGCCGGCACGTTGTCCTGCAGGCCACGGATGTACTCGCCCGTCTGCGGGTCGATGTACGTCTTGTCCCACAAAATGTCACGAATCATGGGGTTGTTGAGAGAGATGTAGACGCCGGTTGTCTTGGGTGTGCGCAAGCGTGCGTCACACTGTTCCATGCTGGCTGCGACGTCCTTGCCACTCTGACGAGGGAGCACGGCGATCCCGTACCTGTAGTCACGCCACATCTTGTGGAGTTCCTGCTGGTAAGGCCTCGGGACGTAGTGAACTGGGAAGGTAGCCATCAGCCCATCAGCTCCGCGTACACTTCGTCGCGCACGTCCCGGTTGAACGGCACCTGCCTCCGTTGTGCCCTCCGTCGAGCGATGTTGCACGTGCGACACGTGAGCTCGCGGGTGAGGTTCGGCGGGATGAGTGCGTGCCCGAACTTGCAGTGGTCCTTACGGGACCGGACACCGTTGAAGAACGCATCAGCCTGGTTCTCCTTCGGTGTCCCGTAGCGCAGGTTCTCTACGCCGTTGTCTGTCTTGATGTCGTTCTTGTGGAGCACGTACTGCCCCTCGGGCCGGGGACCGAAGAACGCCAGCGCCACCATCGTGTGGCGGTACTCACGCTTCCGGCTCCCGAGCCCGTCGTGCAGGGCGTGCTGTATGTACCCGTTGGTGCTGGGATTGTCGGAGAGCAGCTTGGCCGCTCGGCCCTCGCTGGAGACGATGTAGCCGGGCGCCCCCGGTACCTCACGCCACTCTTCGTCCACCGTCTAGGACTTCTTCCGCTGAGCTCGCAGACGTTTCCTAGCTTGTCTCGCTGCCACGACCTTGTCGACGTAGCGGTTGATTCGAGCTGACAGTCCGTCGATGCGCTGATCCAGCAGCTTGTCGTGCCACCACTCGTTGTAGTCGAACTCTTTGAGCGGCGGGTGGACAGGGAAGTTGTCCGGCCCGTTGCCTGACAGTCCGTCTTGGCGAGCTGGGTAGGCGACCTCGAGCTGGAACACAGCGAGCGATGCCATCGGCTTGGCCCTCTTGAGGACACCGTGGCAGTGCTCGGACCACACACCCGGCAGGGTGGCGCGGCGCCAGATCGCCCAGCTGGTGCGGCGTCCGACTTCCAGCTTCCTCCGCCATCTCCACGTGGAGATGTCGATGACCCCGTCGAGGTCGTGGGTTCCAGCGCTCGGACCCACGCCCTTGTTGTACGGGCCCTGGATCAGGGTCAGCTCGAAGCCGAGCTTCTCCTGGTACACGGAGATTGCAGCTGCGGTGTAGCGAGACATGCGCCAACCCTTGTAGGTGATGATCTCCCACGGGTTGGGCTTGGTCCGCTGCTCGCGTGCGGCGTTGCGGTGTGCGTCGAGTCGCCGCTCTCGAGAGCGCCTGCTCACTACTTGCCTTTCTTGGCGAGCACACCCGACGTGTTACGCGAGGCGAGTGCGAAGCCAAGCAGACCGGCGAGCTCGAGAACCGTGGTCATGTAGTTCTCTGCTTCCTCGGCAGTGATGACACCGAACGCAACGAGCGCGAAGAACACGACCGTGAGTCCACGGTAGATGTATCCTCTGACTTCCTCTGACATGACGTTCCTTTCAGATCCGTAGATCAGGCAGGCCGAGCGTACCGAACAGGGTAGAGAAGTCTTCCTCTGTTCCGCTCGCACCTGACTTGGAGGGAATCCCCGCCTGAGGAGGTTCAGGCGCGGCTTTGGGTGCAGCGGGTGCTGCAGGTGCAGCTGGTGCGGGCGGCTTCGCAGCACGCTCTTTCACCAGCTGGTCACGGAGCTGCTCGATCAGCGGCTGCACCGGGATGCTGTATCCCTGCAGGCGCCCTTCGACACGCAGCTCGTACGGTGTCGCCATCGTTGCGAACCTGTTCGCCAGGTCAACGTCGAAGTCCTTGGTGCCAGGCACCAGGTCCGGGTTGTTGGTGAACAGCTCGATGCTGGCGTGGACCGTGTTGAGGAAGTCGGTGGAGTCATCCATCGCCTTGCCCGCGCGGTCGCGCACCTCGGCAACAAGCAGCGACTTCACTGCCTCCTGCCACTCTTTGGCATCCTCCGAGGTCTTGAGAACCTCGAACCCTTCCTTGCCAATGGCTGGCACCTGCGTGCCGACCAGCAAGCGAGGGTGCTTCTCGAGCGCCTCGAAGTACTGAGTGTGCTCGCCACGCACCTCGTCGAGAGCGGTCTGCTGGTACGCCTGGCGTGTGCGCTCCTCGAACTGCGTCGACATCTCCCCGATCTTCGGGGCTACGTCTTTTGCGTCGGCAGTCCAAGTCGCTGGGCGAGCTCCTCCGCCGGATCCGGCATCGGCTCCATCTCCTGGGGCAGGGGCTTCGGCTCCGGTCTTCCCCGCATCGCCGGCGGTGGGGGCGTCGGCTGCTGCGCTGGCATCTCCAGCACCTGCTGCCGGCTGGGTGTCATCGGTCGCAGGTGGAGCTCCAGTTGCTGGCGCTGCACCCGATCCGCCTGATCCAGCACCAGCTCCTGCAGAATCACCAGCCGGCGCTTCGCTCGTGCCAGCCGGTTCATCGCCCTCTTCTGCGACCAGCGTGTCCATGAGCGTCGCAAACGCTGCGTCGCCACTAGGAGGAAGTTCGATCGGCTCATTGACTGTCTCACTCATCCTTCATCGCCTGGCCCTCACGGAGGTCGATCAGCGCGCGACCGAGTTCCTCCTGGTCAGCTTCGGTGTACTCGAGCTTGATGTTGTCGAGGTAGGCGGTGAGGCCCGTCTGACCGAAGAACATCTTGTGGACCTCACTGATCGACGCGAGCTGAGCTGCGGCGTACGGGTCCTTGGTGTCCCAGTCCAGCTCCCACTGCAGGAACGCGAGCTGCCAGTCGCGCAGCAGGTTCTTGTAGTGGGTGGCGTTGTTCTCGACGTCATCCTCTGCCGTGGTGTAGCTGAGGCAGTCCTTGTCGG